GTTTCATTTTCATGTCTGGCAATCCCATTTTCCTGTTCCAACCCACGGAGACGGCAGCTGGGGCCATGGTCATCCGCGGGACAGGTTGCACAGGATACTCAATTCTGTTGCGGCGCTTGGCAACAGTCGAGCGTGGGCGAGCGCTGCGCTTAGGCAACGATCGTTTTGTCACAATTTTCTTAGTCATTTTGTTGTTGGGGATCGCCGGCGCCCCAATCGCCTCGCGCCCGGCTGGGAGTGATCAATTCCGGACCGGGGGCTGGTGGACTGCCCAAGTCTCCTTAGGCATTGTCCACCCGACAAATGTGGGCCAAAGCCGGGTCGCTAAGGACCACAGGCAAGGCTCGCACACTGTCGATCAAAACCTCCAACCGAGTGAGCTCAGCGGGACTAATACCGTAGAGCAGACCAAACAAATGGAGGGTGTCATGGGTGACGTCATGTCCTCTCGATACGCCAATATGTTGTTTATGGCGCGCTTCGGGGTCGTACAGAAACTTATCTGTGGCTGGCAACAGTTCCAGCATTTTGTCTACGACGCTCCGAAACAAAGGCACATGACGACTACTCAGGAACAAACCTCGAGCCGTCTGTCGAGCACGTATCGCACCAAAGCCGACTCTGTGAGTCGGTTCCAAAACGAATGCAAGACGCGTGAGCATTCTGCCCACTTTCGCGCCAAACACCGTACCGTCGGAAGTTGGCCAGGGATACATTTGAAGGAAGGTGGCCAGCTGTGGTTGTTTAAACTCTAGCACTTTCGGTTTGAAACCCAAACGGGTGAACACGTCAGCCATGTCGGCTACGGTCAAACTCGGGTGTACTAGGGTCAGCTGGTCGTCACCCATCACTACGGTTCGAGATCGGGGTTTTGACAAATTCTCACCGTTTTTACACAGCACGTAGGCGATCACTATGCCTGTCAAATGAGAATTACCAACGGAGGTTATGTTGTGGCCTGTGGTCCGTTGGGGCGGGGTCGAATAGTTGGCGCCTCCCATGGCTACTCCTTTGAGCCCATTGCGATGTGTGGCATCATCCAACGCACCCACTGTGACGTTGGCCAACGACCTGGTCTTGTACGCGCCTAACCAGCGTTGCCACAATCTTTCAAATTGCATCGCATAATAGCCCTGAGTCGCGTCGTAGGTTCCAAAGTCATTCGTGATCGCTCGCGCGCCCGGTAAAGCGGCCAAAGCAGAGTCAAACCAACGACCCAGATCTTCGGCGTTTAAACCAGCCGCATACGTCATGAAATGCTCAGGATGCCATACGCGTTTCAGCCATTTGGCACAAGCTACGTGCCAAGGCCCAGTCGCAGCTATTCCCTCATCCGCGTAGGTGCTAATGGGGCGAGGACGACATAAGTCTTCCTCCCCATCATTGACAAACAAACGCTTC